GCGGTAGCCCAAGTGACTATCAATCGTACAAAGTATGATGGTTATCCAAGTACTGTTTGTGGTGTAGTTAAACAGAAACGTAACGGAACCTGTCAATTCTCATGGTTCTGTCAAGAGCCTAAACCAATCAATAAGAAATCCAAAAACTGGAAAGATTCATTGCATGTAGCTAATTTGTTCTTGACATATAAAATGTCTTATGATAAACTGAGTGAAGATGTAATATTTTTTCATACTGTTTCTTCTCCTTTTACTTGGGTGAAACGGTATCAAAAGCACACAACCGTGGGCAATCATATATTTTATAAACCAAAAAAGAAGATTAACACATAATGCCAACCAAGGAAGAAATTAAGAACTTTTCACTATTGATAGAGAGTATGGCCAGGACATTACAATGTACTCATATAGATGCTATCGTAGACCATTGTAAACAAACTGGATTTGAGATTGAAGTGGCCTCAACCCTAATCTCTCCTAGACTGAAAGGTCTAATTCGTGATGAAGCACACAATATGAATATGTTGAAGAAAGAGGGGGCTTCACTCCCCCTTTAATTTGCATTTATCCAAATGCCATTGTTTGAGTTTACTTATATTATAGAAGTTATTACAATATGGACATTCATATTTGCCGATATAAATAGGTGTAGGTCGCGAGGTTGCACCCTCCACCCACTCTAACATTGCAAAGGAATGCCAGCATGGTTATATATTCAATATATAAAGCTACAAATAAAACCAATGGAAAAATTTATATTGGTTTCGATTCAAATTGGCCATCCAGAATACACAGACACAAACATATTTTCAAATATTCAAATAATAGAAAATTCTATAATGCCATAAAAAAACATGGTTGGGATAATTTTATTTGGGATGTAGTATATCAATCATTAGATGGTAAACATTGTTTAAATAAAATGGAATCATATTTTATTAATGAATATGATTCGTATAATAATGGATATAATTCAACTCTTGGTGGAGATGGTACATTAGGTTATACTCAACCAAAATCTAAAGAACACAAAGAAAAAATTAGTAAGGCTTTATTTGGCAAACCAAAATCTAAAGAACATATTGAAAATTTTAGGAAATCAAGATGTAGGAAATATAAAATGATTGGGCCGAATTCAGATATTATTGAAATTGAAAATATGGCTGAATTTTGTAGGGTCAATAATCTAAACCAATCTCATATGAATGCTGTTTGTCGTGGAGATTATGGATATTTATCACATAAAGGATATAAAAAATATAATGAATGATAGTGTTAATGGTGGATACGCAACTTTTTCTTTATTCCACACCATCCATTTACATTTTAATACTAAGTCATATGACTACCACCGATACCATGGAAAATGTAACATCAGTAAGGAAGCTTTCTTAAACCGTAGGGACAAGTATGTATTTTACGCTTTGAGTCGTAAATATAACCTTACTGACGTTAAAGACTTCTTTGTGAGCAATTTGTTTGAGAAACCTAAGTGTTGGATTGGTGACTTGAACACACAAGAAGGTGATGATGTCTATAAAAAATATCAAAAGAAAATACAGAGCTTGACATATGTGTTTTCTAATGATATAATTAACCTCTTTGATAAAGTAGAAAAGCCGAATGATATTATTATGGTCAAAGGTGGGCAAGAACCTATTTTATTAAAAGAATTATATTATGGGAACATAGCTGCGGAAACACTCATTATCCTGAATCATTATTTGAAGTTCACAGACATGTGGAATGAAAAGATACAAGATGATGTGGTGTATCCGGAGTTTATGTTCAAGTTGAAGAAGTATGAACCATTTGTATCTTATGATATAGATAAGTTCAAAACAATCCTTGTTGATAAAATTAAGGAGTATAAATAATGATGCAGTATAAATCAATTAACGTAGATAACAGTAGAGAGGTAGATTAACATGAGTAGTTTCGCAAATTTAAAACGTAGTGCCGGTAATATTGACAAATTAACTAAAGCATTAGAACAAATCAACACCAATTCAGGTGACAGCTCAGACGATAACTTTTGGAAACCCGAGGTTGACAAAGCAGGTAACGGTTACGCAGTAATTCGTTTCTTACCAGCTCCAGCAACAGACGGTGACGAGGGTTTACCATGGGCTAAAGTGTACACACATGGCTTCCAAGGCCCAGGTGGTTGGTACATCGAGAATTCACTCACAACACTCAATGAAAAAGACCCAGTATCAGAATACAACTCTGAATTGTGGAACTCTGGCATTGAAGCGAACAAAGAAGTGGCACGTAAACAGAAACGCCGTTTAACGTACATTTCTAATGTATTGATTATCGAGGATCCTAAGCATCCAGAAAATAACGGTACTGTTAAGTTGTTCAAATACGGTAAGAAAATCTTTGATAAGATTACCGAAGCAATGAATCCGGCCTTCGAGGACGAGAAACCAATCAACCCATTTGACTTGTGGTCTGGTGCTAGTTTCAAACTAAAAATTCGTAAAGTTGAGGGTTACCAAAACTACGATAAATCTGAGTTTGAAGGTGCATCGGCTCTATATGATGGTGATGATGTCAAACTTGAGAAGTTATGGCAATCTGAGCATTCTTTGAAAGAATTCTTGGCGCCTAAACACTTCAAATCATATGATGAATTGAAAGTTCGTTTACACCGTGTTCTAGCAACTAATCCTGTGTCGGCTACTGCCCCACAAGTTGCACCAACCGTGAAACAAACAACCATTGAGTCGGTCAAAGTTACACCTGCTACAAGTACATCAGTAGATATTGATAAACCTTGGGCAGATGATGATGATGAAAATATGATTATGGACCATTTTGCAGCATTAGCTGAAGAAGATTAAGGAGAAATATATGGATATTAATTTAAGTTTATCACTGGAAGAGGTTAATGGCATTATGGCAGCACTAGGTCAAATGCCGTTCGGTCAAGTTGAACCTCTTGTCAACAAAATTCGCCAACAAGCGATTCCTCAGGCCCAAGCAATTCAAGAGGCCAACCAGGAAGTAGAAGCAGTAACACCTAAAACTAAGTAATTAGTTAGGCGCAAAAAGAAACCCACCTTAATCGGTGGGTTTTTCGTTTTATACAGGTCTGACGTTTTGAAACTGTAATCGTGTCAACACAGCCTCATCGTTTCTCACTCTACCACCACCTCCAGAACCGCCAGAGACCCCGCCATTATTTACAACGTTTGTGGTCTTATTAACTATCACAGGTGCTGATGATTTTGCGCTTGGACCTGCTAGGTTTTGATTCTCTTTAGTAGCGGCTGTAGCTCTTGGACCTAATGAAGAAGGTGGGGTTTGTTGAGGCGTAGCTGTCGTTTGAGTCGCTTGCATATGAGCCTCTTCTTTAACACTTTGTACAAACTTTGGGTCTTTCATGGCATCAGCGCCATATTCATTGGATAACTTCTTATAAATTTGTTCTTCAGTTTGAGGGTTAACTGTATCTGGCACTTTAGTTGCTGTTTGTCCGACTGATTTGGGTGCAATACCTTTTTGTGTTTTCCATTCTTCAAATGTAGGACGTTTTTTGCCTTTATAATCTTTCAGTTCAACTTCTGTTTTATATTGTTGATATGGGTCAGTTTTCTTAAATTGTTGATACTTTTCAAACTCAGCCATTTCAGCCGTGCGTTGTTTAGTTACATCTTGACCTGTAAATTTATTTACAATTTTACCTGTTCTTTTTAGTTGTTCTTTATCCGCTTCCATGGATTTAACTCTAACTTCATCAGAAACACCAGACAATTTACGTTTATCCATAAATTTCTTCATATCTTCTGGTGTTGTTTTTTCATCATAAGATTTGTTATAAGAATCTGAAGATTTACCTGTGATTGCTTCATATCCTTTATCAATTAATTTAGAACCTGCTATCACTCCACCAACAACTAAACCCAATGGGGCTAGTATGCCAGCCAAAGGACTGAGTATTGATAACAAACCTGTACCAAAAGTGGATAACAGACCGCCAAGTGTGCCTAAAATTGATTTGAAATTCTTAGCAATAAAATCAAATATACCTTCTTTTTTCTCCTTAGGTTTCATTCCTTTGGTGATAGCATTTATTAATTCTTTATGTCTGGTTCCAGTATCCTTCTTGTCATTTTCATATCGAGTATCAGCTTCTGATTTTTGTTCTTCTTTGAATGCTTCATCTAATTCTCTAATTTTTTTATCTTCTTCAAATTTGTCAGACATTAATTTATATAAAGATTTAATGGCTGTAGCGGTACCAGATTCACTAGTATTGGAAGTACCTTTATTTTGACCAAAAACTTTAGAAAACATTTTAGATTTTCTATTTTCAGTTGGTGTTGGTTCTTCTTCAGCCCTTGGAGGCGCTTGTATTCCTGTGAAATATGAGATATCACTAGGGTCTCGTTTTCTTTTCATGCCGTAGGCTGTGGCGGCTAATTTACCTATACCCGGAATCTTACTGAGCATATTCATTGGGTCAAACATACGTTTAATGCCTACACCTTTTGCATGAATTTTATCTCCAATTGCTCCGGCTAAGGATTTACCCAAGCCTTCTTTATTCAACATACGTTCGGATGCTAATTGCATTAAACCTTTTGAACGGACGACATCAGCCTCTTCATATCCTGAACCGGTTCTAAACCGATGGCGCTGTGGTTTATTTGTTTTTGGATTTGTGGTGTAATAGTATTTTTGTTTTTCAACATCTTTAGGAGATTCTTCTGATGATTTAGGATGGCCACCCAATTTCTGATTCTCACCCCTAGACGCCGCTCGAGCAAAACTATCATTTAGTCCAACAACATACCACCAGCCTTTGCCTTTGTAAGCATTAGGATCCCAACCAAATGTAATTTTACCTATTTTCTTTTTAATCATCTGTTTCTCTCAGCATTTTTTTGTTTAATTTTTTCATTTTCAGCTTCGATATACTGAATTAGCATAGTGATATAAATGTCTCTTTCCCACGGTATCATTTCCTCAAGCTCCGCAAGACTATACTTATGGTGTTGCATCAGTGAGAAATTAGTTTTATAATAATTTCCCAAATTTTCATGACGAAAGGTAATTAAAAAAAACTTTCGAGGCCTTCTACTTTGATTTTATGATTGAAACCACATTTCTTGCAGGTGACTTCAATTTCTTTTTTCAATTTAGGTAAGTTCTCAACAAATTCTTCTATTTTCTCAAATTGGTCTTTTGTTAATGATTCTAAAAAGGCCATCAACTCTTCTCTAGGAGTTTCATGTGCATAATATAAATTGTCTTCATCATAGATATATTCAATACATTCAATAATCAATTCAAAAGCAATATCTGTTGCATTATCAAGGTCTTGTAATTTATCAACCAAATCAAAGTTTGGATATCTTAATTTAACACCAACAGTTGGTGTAATTTGAATCTTATCATTTAAATCTTTTGGCATGTCAACTTGGACATCCAATATGTTAAATTTGGTATCCATCGTGTTGTTACAAACCACACCATCTACTTCATTTTCACATTTATATTTCGATTCTACAACCTCACCAACAGACCTGGCACGAATGTTTAGAAAATAATATTCAATATCAACAATTGGTAATGTATCAATGTCAATATCAGAAATCAAACAATTATTTAAAATATGTTTGACATTACTTTCAATTACACCTTTTTCGCCAGATTCCATTGCCATCAATAAAATCTTTTGTTCTTTGACCAAAAATGGTCTAAATTTAATACTTTTCTTCGACACCGGCAGAGTAATCTCAAACGTGGGTGCGGAAATCTTAGGTAAAGCCATTATTTAACTCCTATCAAATCAGTTATGGTAAAAATTTATCAGTAGTGCTTTTCATTCCTTGAATGGAAAATTTATCTTGGTTAATTTTTGAAGCGTTTTGGTCCAATTGAGTGTCCAAAGCGCCTCGGCCTTGTGAATTAATAACCGAAGACATTGTTTTTGTGCCGCCCAAACTAGGGATAATTGATGTAGCTGCACCGGCAACACCCAATATAGCGTATGGATTGCCATTTTTCAACGCTTGGCCAGCATTTGCAGCTAAAGCACCAATCTGAATTGCCGCGGCTAAATTGAATGGTGAGTTCTTACCGGATACCAATGCGTGTGCGGGTTGAGCGGTAGATAGTAATTCCCAATAAGTGTATGCAAATGTAACATTTAATTTGTGATACGAATTATCATTTGACCAATCCAAATCTAATTGATTAACTGCTATTGGAAAAGCATCAATCATTTTTATGTTATGTATTTCATTATTCGACATATCATATTGTGTTACGGTGATATCTGAAACATAATTCTTTTTGAATTCGAAGTTCCAATTTTGAGTTGGATTGATATAGTTCATCCATTCATTGAATACGGTCTTTTCAAGCATAGAACCACCTACAATAAATGTTAAGGTGATGTCTTCATATGCGCTTTGATATGGAAACTTTTCAGAGGGGCCGTAAATTTTTAGGTCACTTGTAGATATTGTACGACCAGGAAGTTGAGCATTCTCACATCTGAGTGATAATGTTTGAGCATCTATAATTCCATTGAGTTTAGCAGGAATGTTTATTTTGACCTTGAAGCGAGAAGGTCTTGCTAAATCATCAGTAAAAGATGAAAGAAAATTGTTTATCATACTTGTCCTATTGTCGTTACAGTATTAGCATGTTGTCCTTGGCTTCCATATTTAATTTGATTCATCGACTCTTGCCAAACTTCTTTTGCTGTTGCCTTTTGGAACTGTTGTGTAGGCAAGAACACTGCTGTTTCCCACTCATGTGGTTGTACCATTAAAATCTTGCTTGCTATACGAGGATACAAATATCGTTTTAAACAAGGTCTAAATTCTTTGTATCGTTTTGTAGCATCTAAAATTTCATAACTAATTCTTACTTTAACTGGGTCATCATTCTGATTTACCACAGCTCTATCCATCAATTTGTCCATAAATCCAGCACGGATTTTAGGTGGAATATAATGTAAATTCAAACCCAAGAACCCATCGTTATATCTCTCAAGTGGAATAACTAGAGGGAACGCATCCCAATAGTCTAACCTTTCGGCTGTTTTAGCATTATAATAAAAATAATACAA